TTGCTTATTTCAAGGAAACGGAACGTGGTGGCGATAAGCTCGCTGAAGTTATGGGTGCGCTTGGCGCAGCGGTAAAGGTTGTCATAGACCGAGTAATTGGATTAGGTGAGGCTTTATTTAAGTTCTTTCAAGGAGACTTCAAGGGAGCCATTGAAGGCGTTGCAGGTGCTTTCAAGGGATTGGGTGATGAGATTGTTAGGGAGACCAAACTCGGTAGAGAGCTTGCAAAGCAGCTCAACGATGTAGAGGATGCCGAACGTGCGCTTATCGCACAACGTGCTATCGCCAACAGGCAGATTGCAGAGGCTCGCCTTATTGCTGACGATGTTACCAAAAGCACCGAAGCTCGTACTGCTGCCATTGCTAAAGCAGGGGCCATTGAGGAGCGTGTAGCACGGCAAGAATTAGCCGTTCAGCGGCAGCGGTTGAATGTATTGCAAGAGCAAGCCAAGATGGGTGAGGTCACCGAAGACGGCCTTGTGCGCATTGAGGAGGCTCGGGCAAGAATCTCGGAGCTTGAGCAGGCAAACATTATGCGTCGCAAGAGGCTTCAGACCGAAACTATCTCATTGATCAACGAGGAAATCGCCAAGATTAAAGAACTTGAGAAAGCAACAACCGATGCATCAAAAGCAAGATTTGAAAATAGCGAAAAGAAGTTCAATGACTTTGTAGATAAATCAGTAGAGGCAAGCAAGAAGTCGGGAGTAGAGATAGCAAGGGTAGGGCAGTTCTTTACCGATTCAGTCGCTAAAGGAGCAGCAACTTCAGCAGCCGACTTAAACGACTACATCAACTTCACCCTTGCAAATCTTGACGCGGTAAGCGGAGCCATCAGCGGATTTGCTGCACTTGCAGGGGAGAACACCAAAATCAGCAAGGCACTTGCGATGACGCAGATTGTGATTGACACTTATCAAGGTGCTACAAAAGCATTGGGAGCATACCCTCCGCCGTTTGGTGCTATCGCAGCAGCAGGCGTAATTGCAGGTGGTATTGCAAACTTGAGAAAGGTAAGCTCTACGCAGATACCTACTACGGCAAATGCCTCTGCGCCTACAACTATCACCGCGCCAACCGCCCCTTCACAACCACCGCAGTTCAACATAGTTGGGCAAGGCGGAGTGAACCAACTTGCACAAAGCATAGGTGGTCAGTTCAACCAACCCGTTCGTGCATACGTTGTGGGTAGTGACGTAACCACCTCGCAACAACTACAACGCCAAAGAGTAAGAACCGCAACATTCGGATAAGAAATGAGATTAATTGAATTGATATTAGACGAGACGATGCTCCTTACGGGCATTGACGCAATCTCCCTTGTAGAATACCCTGCTATTGAGGAGGACTTCATTGCGCTGAACTCACAACGGGTTGAGTTTGCTACGCAGAGCGATGAGAAACGCATCCTTATGGGAGCAGCACTCGTACCCAACAAGCCCATCTACCGCGCAGAGGGGCAGGAGGAGTTCTACGTTTACTTCAGCGAAGCCACCATCCGCAAAGCGAGTGAGATGTTCTTTCAGAAGTCCAAGCAGAACAACGCTACGCTTGAACACGAGGTAGGCATCAACGGCCTCACGGTTGTAGAGTCGTGGATTATTGAAGATGACGTACAAGACAAAAGCAAAAAGTACGGCTTTGATTTGCCAATAGGCACTTGGATGGTATCTATGAAAGTCAACAACCCCGAGATTTGGACAAACTTTGTCAAGACGGGAAAGGTCAAAGGCTTCTCTATTGAGGGCTACTTTGTGGATAAGCTAAACCTTGCCAAGCAAGAGATGGCACAGATAGAGGAGCAGGAAGCAGCGTTGATGCTCTCGCAGATCGTTGCTATCATAAAAAGGGATGGCCGTAAGAAGTCAGGAACCCGAACCGAGATGGCCTCGTATTCTGACTACCCCGATGCGGTAAAGAACAACGCCAAGCGTGGTATTGAACTAAACGAGAAGAACGGCAACAAGTGTGCTACACCTGTCGGCAAAGTAAGGGCGCAGCAACTTGCACAAGGCAAGCCTGTAAGCGTGGAGACCATCACACGGATGTACTCATACCTATCAAGAGCCGAAGAATACTACGATGAGAACGACACGCAAGCCTGCGGCACAATATCATTCCTGCTATGGGGCGGTCTTGCAGGCAAGCGTTGGGCAGCGACTCAACTACAAGAACTCGGCAATGTATAGACCAATGAAACTCCCCGGTGCGTCACCGAGAGGTGGCAGGCGTGGATGCTTATGCAAAGACAATACCTATAAGTCCAACTGCTGCGATGGGTCATTGCAAGCACAGGGAGTAGGCTCGTTAGTGGGTCAAGGCATAAGCGTAAGGATACGCGGTGAGGAGTGGCAGACCATCAACACCCGATGGGAGGACACCAACACGCTATGGCAAGACCTATAAAAATGTTACAAATAATCAAAACCCCTTTAATTAGTTAGTATGAAAGCAAATTCAATTTTGAACAGAATCCTTGCTGAACTTGCATCCGTAAGGAATGTAAGCTTGGCAACAATGAACCTTGAGAACGGTGCCGTTCTTGAGGCTGAAGCCTTTGAAGCAGGCAATGAAGTATTCGTCGTTAGCGGCGAAGATCGCGTTGCTGCTCCTGTTGGCGAACACCTCCTTGAGGATGGCCGTATCTTGGTCATCACCGAAGAAGGCGTAATCGCTGAAATTAAAGATGCCGCCGCTGAAGCAGAGGTAGAAGTTGAGGTTGAAGCCTCAGAAGCTACCGAACTTGCTGATATGCCAATGGCAGAAGAAGCCCCTGCGGTTGTTGCAATCGTCGAGAAAGTCCTCGAGGAGATCGCAATGATGCGCGAGGAGATGAAAGGAATGCGTGAGGAGATGGGCGGCTACGCCAAGAAGGAGGAGATGTCAGCTATCAAGGCTGAACTATCTGCCGCACCTGCTGCGAAGCCCATCAAGCACAACCCCGAAACAAAGCAAGTCCAAAAGATGAGTTCTAACCGTCCCGAAAAGACGATTGACCGAGTCCTTGCACGAATGAATAAATAACAATTAAACAATGGCCACAACTACTTCAATCACCACCAATTATGCAGGAGTATTCGCAAGCAAGTATATCTCTGCTGCGCTTCTTTCTGCCGACACGCTTGACAAAGGTCTTATCGAGATCCTTCCAAACGTAAACTACCGCACCACACTTCAAAAGGTTAATACTGACGGAATTGTGCGCGACGCCACCTGCGATTTTGATGCAACTTCTACCTTGACTTTGACCGACCGCATCCTTGAGGTTGAGCCATTCCAAGTGAACTTGCAGCTTTGCAAGAAGGACTACTACGATTCTTGGATCGGTGGTCAAATGGGTTTCTCTGCTTACGATAGCATCCCCGCTTCTTTCGCTGATTTCTTGATTGCACACGTTGCTTCAAAGACTGCCCAAAAGATTGAGCAGAACATTTGGAACGGTACTGCTGCAAGCGCAGGAGAATTTAGCGGCTTCCTTTCTTTGATGACTGCTGACTCTGACGTTATTGACGTTACCGCTACCACCGTGACTGCTGCAAACGTAATCGCAGAGCTTGGTAAAGTTGTAGATGCTATCCCTTCTGCCCTTTACGGCAAGGAGGACTTGACTATCTACGTTCCACAAAACGTAGCAAAGGCTTATGTCCGCGCTCTTGGTGGATTCGGAACTTCAGGTCTTGGAGCAAATGGTGTTGACAACAAAGGCACAATGTGGTACGGACAGGGCGACTTGTTCTTCGATGGCATTAAGGTTGCTATGGCAAACGGTCTTCCTTCTAACAAGATGGTTGCTGCTCAAGCTTCAAACCTATTCTTCGGAACAGGTCTTTTGAACGAGCGCAACGAGGTTCGTGTACTTGATATGGCTGACCTTGACGGATCAGACAACATCCGCGTTATCCTACGCTTCTTCGCAGGAGTTCAGTACGGCATCGGTTCAGACGTAGTTCTCTACTCTTAATCCGAGTTAACGTAAATCATAGGGGGGCTTGGGCTATGTCCTCGCCCCCTTTTTTAATCTAATAAAACAAAGAAAAAATGTCGTGTGATTTAACTAAAGGTAGAGAAATTCCCTGTAAAGACGTAACAGGTGGGCTTTACAAAATTACGTTCATCAATTATGGTGATATGGGTAACATCGCTTTTACAGATGATGAAATTACTGACATTAGCGGAACTTTTACCGCTTATGTTTACGAAGTAAAAGGCAATAGCTCATTTGAGCAAGCATTCAATTCAAGCCGCGAGAATGGTACTACATTCTTCACGCAGACTTTGAATGTCACTTTGCCAAAACTCACTAAAGAAGATAATAAGCAGTTAAAGTTGATGGCCTATGGCCGCCCTCAAGTGGTGATTCAAGACAACAACGGAAACGCATTTATGATGGGTCTGAACTACGGAGCTGAAGTAACGGGTGGAACGATTGTAACGGGTGCGGCAATGGGAGACCTATCGGGCTATACCTTGACTTTGGAGGCACAGGAGCAACTTCCTGCTAACTTCATTGAGGGAGCTACAAAGGCCAATCCATTTGCAGGTTGTACCGCGAGTGTAACGCTTGATTTTAACTAAATAAATGAGGGGGTATAAGCCCTTTGTATTTACAGGTAAAAGGATAAGGGGGCGTAAGCCCCTTTTCTATTTTCAAACAAATCGAAACTAAAAGGTTATTTATTTAAGATGCACATCCTTCAAGTTTCAGCTTCGCCACAAGCGATTGTAATTATACCCCGCACATTCCCTGCGAGCGTTACGATTGCGCTGATTGATGAATCAACAAACACCACCGCAACACCTGCGGTTACTGCTGCCTCTGCGAATGGTTTTATGACCCTCACAGGCACGTTTAGCCTTGTGAACAATAGATTCTATGGCTTGAAGGTATTTGCATCGGGAAATCTAATATATCGGGATAGGGTATTCGTAACTTCGCAAACAGACTACGAGAAATTTACGGTAAACCAAAACGTGTACACCGAAGAAACAAGCTATGACAATGAGTACATCATCATCTAAAGTCCACGTTGTGAACTTCAGTTCCTACACCACACCTGTTGTTAAAGAGGTGCAAGGGAAGGACTACGTTGAATACGGAGACAACAACGACTACTTCGGCTATCTGATTGACCGCTACAACGGCTCACCCACCAATAACGCCATCTTAAACTCTTTGATGGATATGACCTTTGGTAAGGGCTTGGATGCTACGGACTCTGCAAAGAAGCCGAGCGAGTACGCAGCGATGAAAGGCTTGTTCACCAAGTCCTGCTTGCAGAAGGTTGTAGCAGATTACGTTATGATGGGGCAATGCTCTTTTCAGGTGGTGTACTCACAAGACCATAATATGATCGTAGAGGTGCAGCACATCCCCGTAGAGACGCTGCGAGCCGCAAGGTGCAACGAAGATGGAGAGGTTGAGGCTTACTACTACGCAAAGGATTGGAATGCCGTAAGCAGCAGAAAAGAAACTGCGGAGCGTATCCCTGCATTTGGCACAAGCCGTGAGGGATTGGAGATTCTTTACATCAAACCATACCGAGCAGGATTCTACTATTACTCACCCGTTGACTATCAAGGTGGCCTGCCGTACGCAGAACTTGAGGAGGAGATTGCCAACTACCATATCAACAACATTCAGAACGGCCTTGCGCCGTCTATGCTTATCAACTTCAACAACGGGGTACCGAGTGAAGAAGAACGCCGTAGCATAGAGCAGCAGATTGCAACGAAGTTTAGCGGTAGCAGCAACTCGGGCAAGTTCATCCTTGCTTTCAATGATAACAAAGAGCTTGCTGCAACAGTTGACCCCGTTCAGCTATCGGATGCTGCGGATCAGTATCAGTTCTTGAGTTCAGAGGCAACGCAGAAAATAATGGTTTCGCATCGTATTGTAAGCCCTATGCTCTTAGGCATCAAGGACAATTCGGGACTTGGCAACAACGCTGATGAACTGAAAACCGCTTCAATGCTTTTGGATAACCTTGTTATTCGACCCAAGCAAGAGATCATCCTTGACGGCATTGACCAAATCTTGGCCTACAACGACATCAGCCTAAACCTGTACTTCAAGACCCTTCAGCCTTTGGAGTTTGCGGAAGCCGAAATACAAGATGCTGAGGTTGTAGAGGAAGTAACGGGGGTTAAAACAGAAGATATTGAAACCGTACAAGTGAGCGAAGCCAACGAGGACTTAATCAAGAAGGATGCATCGTATAACGGAGCGCAGATTTCAAGCTCTTTGCAGATTATGCAGAGCGTAAAGGATGGCGTTCTAACGATAGACCAAGCAATCACCTTCTTGGTGCAGATGCTTCAGTTTGACCCTGCCGTAGCAAAGGCTCTCTTTGCAGGGAACTCCTCTGCCATTATATCGCAGATGAAGGCACAGAAGAAAGTCAAATTCGCAAAGAATGATGACCGCCCGTTTCTTCGTGATGAGCTTGCAGCAGAGTTGCTACTGAACATTGAGAGTCTTGGCGAAAGCGAGGAGGAGCTGATGAAGGACTTTGACCTAATCACGGCAGAGCTTGTTGAGGATGAGGGGGCAGAATACGATGTAGAGGCATATCTCAATTCACGCACCGACCTTGCAGCGCAGCAGGCAAGCGAGCAAGACACGGAGCGTTACAAGGTTCGTTACTTCTACGCTAAGGGCACACGCAAACAAGCTGAAGGGGAAAGCCGCTTGCTATGCCGCACTTTACTTTCGGCAGGGCGAGTGTACCGCAAAGAGGATGTCGAGGCATTGAGTTCAAAAGGCGGGGCAGAAGCACAGGGAACCCCTTATAGTGTTTGGTTATTTAAAGGCGGCGCTAACTGCTACCATCGTTGGGAGCGTAGAATCTACCGCAAGAAGCTAACTAAAGAGGGCAACATCTA